GAGTTTTAAATGGCTGTAACTAGAATTAAGAATAACCAGATCACTGATGCAACCATTGTTGCCAGTTCAAAACTGCTGGATTTTTCGATCAGCGCGGCAAAAATTGCCAATAATTTGACATACGGGTCAAATCTGACCATCACTGGAAACTTGACAGTTCAAGGCAATACCACTGCAATTGACACCAACATCACTACCATTGAAGATCCAGTTATTTTGCTGGCATCAACACAGACAGGCAATGCAGCAGTTGACATTGGTTTTATTGGACAACGCGGTTTACAAACAAATATTGCATTTGTGTGGGACGAAAGTCAAGGCGTTTTTGTAACAGCATTCACAGACACTGCTGAAACAGCAACAACACTCAACATCACTGCGTATGCCAGTACAAAAGTGTTGAATTCGCAAGTGACTGGCAATCTAGCCGTCACGGGCCTGAGCAATATTGCCAACTTGACAGTTGCTGCAAATTCCAGTGTGAGTTTTGGCAGCAATAAAATCAGCAATGTGGCTGATCCAGTGGGCGCTCAGGACGCAGCAACCAAAGCATATGTTGACAGTGAACTCAGTAGTTCTGATTTTAGTATCACTGACGGCACCACTACACAATCAATCATCGGTGGCGACACCATTGAATTTGAAGGCAGCACCAACATCACACTTGCAGTTGCTAATGTCAGCAACGTCATAAGCAGTGTCACTGCTACATTGACAAACGACGTCACTATCACTGGTAATTTAGGTGCTGGCACAGTCAGCTCAACTGGCACAGTTACCGGCGGCAATGTGGCCACAGGTGGAACAGTAAGTGCTACTGGCAACATTACCGGTGGTAATGTGGCCACAGGTGGTGCAATCAGCGCTGCTGCTACTATTACAGGTGGTAATTTGGCCACGGGCGGAACTGTAAGTTCAACTGGAACAGCTACTTTGGGCAATGTGGCTACGGGTGGAACCGTTAGCGCAACTGGTAACATCACTGGTGGCAACTTGGCCACAGGTGGCGCAATCAGCTCAACTGGCACAATTACAGGTGGCAACTTGGCCACAGGTGGAACAATCAGTTCAACCGGTACAGCTACTTTGGGTAATGTTGCCACAAATGGAACCGTCAGTGCTACCAGTTCTATCACAGGTGGCAGTATTGCCACAGGTGGAACAGTAAGTGCTACCAGCACAATCACCAGTGCTGCCACAATCACAGGTGGCAACTTGGCCACAGGTGGAACAGTCAGTTCAACTGGAACAGCTACTTTGGGCAATGTGGCCACAGGTGGAACAGTCAGTGCTGCTGGCACCATTACCGGTGGCAATGTCAGCGCAGGCAGTGGATTTATCTCCACAACTGGCAATGTGGTTGCTGGCAATGTCAACACAACAAGTATTGTTGGTGCCACAGTCACTGTCACATCTGCTGGTGCTATCACACTGGCTGGCAATACTATTGATGCCAGCAGTACAAGAATTATTAATCTGGCCACTCCAACTGGTGCCAACGATGCTGCCAACAAAGAATATGTTGACAGCGTGGCACAAGGATTGAACATCAAGGCATCAGTTCGTGTTGCAACTACTGATGCACTGCCAGCATATACCTACAACAATGGCACAGCTGGAGTTGGTGCAACCATCACTGCCAGCGCAGTTGGTGCATTGGTTGTGGATGGTCAAACACTCACAGTGGTAGGTACCAGAGTTTTAGTCAAGGACGACGTAGGTGATGTATCAGTTGCAAACTCAGCATACAACCGCATCTACACATTGACCACAGTTGGCACCGTCAGCGTAGCATTTGTGTTGACTCGTTCATTGGACATGAACATAGCAGCAGAATTTGATGGTGCATTTACTTTTGTTTCTGTTGGTGCTGAATATGCAGACACTGGTTGGGTACAAACAGGTGAAATTGTCACAGTTGGCACAACTCCTGTGGTTTGGACACAGTTCTCTGGTGCTGGTCAATACCAAGCTGGCAACGGCCTTGCGCTGACAGGTACGGTATTCAGCGTCAATGTTGACGAAACCACAACCACAATCACAGGCGATGCTGTTGTTGTCAAAGTTGGTGCACAGTTTGTAACACCAAACATTGGTGCCGCAACCGGTACAAGTTTAAGTGTCACTGGTACAATCACTGGTGATGGCACTGTTACTGGTGGCAATATTGCCACAGCTGGCACTATCAGTTCAACTGGCACGGCCACATTAGGAAATGTTAATACTGGCGGTGCAATTAGTGCAGCCGGTACTGCTACAGCAGGTAATTTAGCCACAGGTGGAACTGTCAGCGCAACTGGAACTGCTACACTGGGCAATGTTGCTACAGGTGGAACAATCAGTGCAGCAAGTTCTATCACTGGTGGCAGTATTGCCACAGCTGGAACAATCAGCGCTACTGGTTCTATCACCAGTGCTACCACAATCACTGGTGGTAACTTGGCCACAGGTGGAACTGTCAGCTCAACTGGAACTGCCACAGTAGGTAATTTGGCCACTGGAGGCACTGTGAGTGCTACTGGCAACATCACAGGTGGTAATATTAGTACAGCTGGCACATTTGAAGCAGCAAGTTTGAGTGCTTCGGGCAACATCACCGGTGGTAATTTATTAACTGGTGGGTTGATCAGTGCTACTAGCACAATCACTAGTGCTGCTACCATCACAGGCGGCAATTTAGCAACTGGTGGAACAGTCAGTTCAACTGGTACTGCTACCCTGGGCAATGTGGCCACAGGTGGAACTGTAAGTTCAACAGGAACTGCTACATTAGGAAATGTGGCCACAGGTGGGACTGTCAGTGCAGCCGGTACTGCTACAGCAGGTAATATTGCAACTGGTGGAACTGTAAGTTCAACAGGCACAGCTACTTTAGGCAATGTGGCCACAGGTGGCACTGTGAGTGCCACTGGCAATATCACCGGCGGTAATATCACAACAGCCGGTACCAGCAGACTGGGCAACATTGTGATCAGCGGTGACGACATCACTGACACAAATGGCCGTGTAAACTTCAACACAGCCGGCGGCGATGTGGACTTTGCAGTCAACGGTGACACAGTGGCCAATGTGTTCTATGTGGATGCTGGCACAGGTACAACCAGTTTTGGCAGTGCTACACAAACCACCGGCGCTATCATAGCAATGAACACTAGTACATCGTTCTTGATGCCAGTTGGAAATATTGGTCAACGACCAGCCACTGGTGTAACTGGTATGTTGCGTTTCAACAGCCAAGAAAACTATGTGGAAGTGTTTGACAACACTGCATGGGCAGCAGTTGCTGCGCCTCCTATCACTGTGGTCACTGACGACCAGTTCAGCGGTGACGGCAGCAATGTGGCGTTTACATTGAGTGTGGCATCTACCACAGCCGGTACTATTGTTTCAATCAACGGTGTGGTACAGATTCCAACCACAGCCTACAGTGTGTCAGGTACAACACTGACATTCACAGAAGCTCCAGCAACAGGTGATGCAATTGACAGTCGTGTGTTTACTACCACCAGCAGTGTGACTCAGATAGAAAATGGCAACAGTGCTATTGAAATTCCAACATCCAATGGTAACATTGTTCTAGCTAGTAACGGCGCAACAGTGTTGACTGTGAGTCCTGGCCTGGTAGATATTCAGGGCAACTTGACTGTGAGTGGCAACGCCACACTGAGCGGCAACATTCTAGGCGATAGAATACAAAACGGCACAACCAGTTTGGATATTCAAACAGCTGGCGGCAATGCCAACATCACAATTGGTGCCACCAGCAATGTGGCAGTGTTTACCACTGCTGGCTTGAATATAACTGGTACTGTCAGTGCAAACGGTACTGTCACCGGTGGTAACTTGGCCACAGGTGGAACAGTCAGTGCTACTGCCACAATCACTGGTGGTAATATTGCAACAGGTGGCACAGTCAGTTCAACTGGTACAGCCACGCTAGGTAATGTGGCCACAGGTGGAACTGTTAGTGCAACTGGCAACATCACTGGTGGTAATTTACTCATAAGTGGCAGCATTAGTGATTCTGCACAACTAGACATACAAACCACTGCTAGCAATGCCAACATTGTACTCACACCAAATGGCACTGGTAATGTTAACTTTGGCAGCAATATTATGCCAACTGCCAATGCCACAGCCAATATTGGCAGTGCTACATTGAGCTTCAACACTGTGTTTGCCAAAGCAACATCAGCACAATACGCTGACTTGGCAGAGAAGTATGCAGCGGATGCTGTGTACGCTCCAGGCACAGTGGTGTCGTTTGGTGGTGATGCAGAAGTCACTGCCAGTACCGATGCTGACAGTCGTGTAGCAGGTGTGGTCAGTACAAACCCAAGTTACATCATGAACAGCGGATTACAAGCTGAACATGCTGTTACAGTGGCGTTGACAGGTCGTGTACCAACTCGTGTAACAGGCACAGTACGCAAAGGTGATCTAATGGTAAGTGCTGGCAACGGACTTGCCCGCGCCGAAGCTGCTCCTGCACCAGGTACAATCATTGGTAAAGCACTGGCCAACCATGACGGTGCTGAAGGTGCTATTGAAGTGGTTGTAGGACGCTTCTAAAACAGGTAACGCTGTACAGGATAGGGTCTTCGGACCCTATTCTCTTGGCTAAATATAGCTAACAAACTGGAAAAAATCAATGGGATTAACTAGACCTCGCGCTGCACAGATATTTGATTTAGATTACAAACAGGCAACCCGTGTGATCACGGTGGCTAATGTGACCTTGACCGGCGGCGCCCCAGCAGTGGTTGATGGTGTCAGTTTGGTCTTGAACGATCGTGTATTGGTCACGGGTCAGACCACAGCCAGTCAAAACGGTCTGTATGATGTAACTGTGGTGGGTGTGGGATCTGACGGCACCTGGGCTAGAACCAGTGACGGCAATGCAACAGGTGAAATTCTTGCTGGCATGATTGTGATGGTGACCGAAGGTGCTATCTATGCTGACACACAGTGGAAACTGACCACAGACAATCCTATCATAATAGGAACCACTGGGTTAACTTTTGTAATTAATATTTTAAGCAGCGTTGGCGGCGCCAACACACAAGTACAGGTCAATGACGGCGGCACATTGGCAGGATTTAGTAATTTTGTGTTTGATAAAACTTCAAACATACTGTCAGTTACTGGAAATATCAGCGGCAACTATTTTTTAGGCAACGGCAGCCAACTGAGTGGTATTATCACCACAGTTGATGCAAACACACTCATTGGTAATACACTATCATCCAACATAGTAAACTCAAGTTTAACATCGGTTGGCACCCTGGGATCATTGAGTGTAACAGGAAATACTACCAGTGGCAATTTACTAACTGGTGGTTTGATTTCAGCAACTGGCAACATCACTGGTGGCAACATCACCGGTGGCAACTTGACTACCACTGGATTGATTACTGCCACAGGTAATGTAACGGGTGGAAACATTGTTACAGCTGGACTCGTAACAGCTACTGGAAATGTCACCGGTAACTTTTTTCTGGGCAACGGATCACTTCTCACTGGTATATCCGCCAGCAGTGCTAATATTAACAACGGAACCAGTAACGTCACAGTAGTGTCGTCAGGTGGCAACGTTACCGTGGGCATTGGCGGCTACAGCAATGTTGCGGTTTTTGGTGTCAATACACTTAGTTTAGGCGGACCATTTGCTACGCCAAAAACAATCAATGCCAATGTCTCTGTATCAACTAATGTTAATGCAGTGTTGGTTAGTCCGGTAATTGTTGACAGTTTAAGCAATATTTTTGTTCCTGAAAGCTCTACTCTGACTATTTTTACCCCAATTTAACTATAAATATGTAAAATAAAGGAATACGAAATGGCAATTACTTTAGACGGCACAACTGGAATATCTGCATCTGGAAATATCACAGCGGCCGGAACTCTCACAGTAGGAACATTCAATCCCGCTAGTGTAAACTCAGGTGGCAATCTTACTGGTGGGAATATCTTAACAGGTGGATTAATATCAGCCACCGGCGGGGTAACTGCTGCATCGTTCACTGGATCTGGTAGTGGGTTGACATCAATTACAGGTGCTAACGTCACAGGCACAGTGGCCAACGCTACATATGCAACTAGTGCAGGCAGTGCAACCACAGCTGGTACAGTGACCACAGCAGCTCAGGCCAATATTACCTCAGTTGGTACACTGACAAGTTTATCAGTAACTGGCACTGCCACACTAGGTAATGTTGCTACAGGTGGAACAGTCAGTTCAACTGGCAACATTACCGGTGGTAATGTACTGGGCGGAGCCAATGTCAATGCAACCACTCACACAGGCACTACTGTATCGGTAACTAGCACAATCACAGGTGGCAACTTGACAGTGACAACTGGTAACATCACTGGCGGCAATTTAATTATAAGTGGTGCAATTCAAGACTCTGGTCAATTGGATATACAGACCACTGCCGGTAATGCCAATATTGTATTGACCCCCAATGGCACTGGTAATGTCAACATCAGCGCCAACATTATGCCAACAGCCAATGCCACAGCCAATATTGGCAGTGCCACATCAAGTTTCAACACCGTATTTGCCAAAGCAACATCAGCACAATACGCTGACTTGGCAGAAAATTATCTAGCTGATGCTGCGTACACACCAGGAACTGTGGTTGAATTTGGCGGCAACAACGAAGTTACAGTATCTACTGTGGACCACAGTACAGCCGTTGCTGGTATTGTCAGTACAGATCCTGCTTATTTGATGAATTCACATTTGCAAGGCATTTATACTGTGGCTGTTGCTTTGATCGGTCGTGTGCCGTGTCTGGTGCAAGGACCCGTGAAAAAAGGATCTGTACTGGTCACTGGCACAGTTCCTGGAACAGCCATGGCCATTGATAATTTGAAATTTAAACCAGGCTGTGTGGTTGGCAAGTCAATGGAAATAATTGATTCCGTTGATGTAAAAATCATTGAAGTGGCTGTTGGACGATTATGATCACGGCTCAATATCGCAGTTACTACTAAGGAGAATTTGTAATCACCGAAAGTCGATGGTCTGGCGGTAAAAAAACTCAAGCCAGAGAATGGATTGCTAATCCGATTGCCAACCAACACATCAGTGGCCGAGCTGCATGCATTGCCAGCAGCATTGACAAAGAAAATTTTGATTACAAAAAATTAGAACGGCATCGCGGCGGCCTGTTGGGTTCAAAAAAACTGCAAACATACGGAACCGGAGCCATCACAAAAGAAATGCGATTGGACTTTGCTGTTGAGATTGACAAAGTGATTATCCAAGACATATTGGATCGCGGATACTCCACTGACAACATTGTGTACACCACCACAAGAAGTTGTTTGGTAAATCCCGGTGAGTTTTATTTGATACCATACAACACGCTGATGGCCATGGAAGCATTGGTATTATGGTTGGCAGCATTTGACGGACACAAAGAAATCTTCATGCTGGGCTACAACAACTTGACACCGGGAACCACCAGTGAATGGATGTCACATGTGAATTCAGTGATTGCTGCATTTCCGTCGGTGAAATTTATATTGGCCGGCGAAGAAACTATCATGCCACGAGACTGGCGAAAAAATGCCAATGTTTCTTGTATAAATTATCGAGAGTTTGTCACTCACTGTGACGTTTGAACGCCATGCTCCACTGTGGCCATTTTGTTGCGCACAGCATCAAAATTCACAGTTGACCACAGTCCTGGATGCATGGGTCTAGGCCATGTGCCACTGGCAATCCAGGCCCAGCCAATGTGTTCGTCGTTTAAGGTTGGTGCAAATTCTTCTGCAACACTGCAAAAGAATGTGTGATAAGAAAATCCACCATCAGCACTGGTAAACTTCTCAATGGGAACCAGTTTTATATAATCCGGCATTGAGCCCAATTCTTCTTCGCACTCGCGAATCATTGCTTGCATAAGTGTTTCGTGTTCTTCAATTTTGCCACCCGGCAAGCCCCACGAATCTGGATGCCGAGTATCATTGCGCATGAGATATAGATATCGCTGTGTGCTTATGCTGTAAAACCAAACACCTACTGCCACCTGTGTCATAACACTATCCGCCATTGACCGCCTGGATACAGGCCTTGGTAACTCTTGACCCAAGTCGCTCCGGTCCACTTGTACTGTATCACAGTGGTGATGTTGGTGACATATTGCATATTGTCCGGGCTTGATGTGTTGTCAAACACCACTTGCCAACGCCCATCAATGTATTCAATGATATCGTTGGCTCGTGCCGTCAACGGCTGTCCTGTTGCACCAGTCCATGCTGCTGCACTGCCGTTGTTGCTGCCAGTGTTTTCGGTCAACAAGTATCGTTGTCCTGCGGCTGCTGCCGGTAATCCGGTACCAGGACCACTGCGCAACGGATCAATTACCGAGCGCACCGGAGATAGAGTATTTTGTGGTTTGGTGTCTTCGTCGATGGTAAACAGCATAAAGCGATCGTCACTGGGATCGTACGCCACTGTGCCAGCAACTTCTGTGCCGTCTGGTTGTTCTAAAAATATCTGGCTGATGCCGGGCCGCAACACACCATATGAACCGATCAATGCGGTCCATAGCAGGTTACTGGCCGGTGAGTCAGGCGGTGTCAAACTGGAGTTGGGTTGATCTACCACAGCACTTGGGCGCAATGCTTGTAATTTGTTGCCAATCAGCAAGGTTTGATAATCCCACGGCGTAATTACCAGTCGTGTTCCCAACAACAAATCATTGTCCAACACTGCATTGGCAGCATCACCATTGGCATCATGTATGTTGGAGATTATTCGTTCAACAACACCCAACTTTTTAACTTTGGCAGGGCTACTGATCCAGATTGGCAATGAAAACGTCATTGTTGCAATATCAATAGCATCATTAGCTCCTACTGGCACTGTTCGGCTGCTCCATTGTGTTGACTCCAGCTGCACTATGCTTAGACTGGTCCAGTCAATGTAGTTGTCAGTGCTTTGTATTTCCAGCGCTGGATTAAACAACACAGCAATTTGCTCCAGCAGTTGCATTTTTTGATTGGTATTGGATGTCCATATATCCAACTTGAGAGTGAGTTTGTATGGCACCGGCATCAAGCGTTCAATTGTGAATGCATTGCCCTGTGTAGTTTCGTATGTTTGAGTGTTGTCGTCGTAGGTGCGTTGGCGCACAGCAATGTTGTTTACAAAATACGGTTCTTGCATTCTGGGACGATCGTAATCAAATCCTGACACATAAAAACTCATCATGGGAACAGATGTCATAAAGTTTGCAGAGTTGTTCTGCATCACAGTTTGCACTTGTCGACTGGAGTCACCGTAGCGAATTGGCACCCGCACTAGGGTGTGTGCTGTTCCTTCTTCGTTGCGCCCGTATTCAACTTGAAAGTTTGAAAAGATCCGTGTGAATTGCAGCAGGAAACGACGAATTTGTTCATCGTAAAAAAAGTATGGGTTGGTGTTGGAAGGTGTAGTTGCCATTATTAACCGCCGTTGTCTGCATCGGGTTTGAGTATGTCACTCAGACTCTGACGACTTGGGATAGCACCACGATCCGTGGTCTGCACAGTTTCTCTGTTGTTGACAAATCCTGCTCTCAATGAAGAATTTTTGTATGTGGTGTCGTCATAGCCAGTTGTGGGTTCAAACACCGGAGCAGTACGAACATTGTCTTCAATCTTGACCCAGGCTACACCATCGTAACGGAACAGGCGATTGGGAAAGTAATCCAAGCGCAGAGTGTAATCACCAGCGGCTGCTCCAGATGGAAATCCAACACCAGCAGTGATTGGCAACCCGTTTGGCGCAACACCGTCACCAGTCAAGTACCCGACTGTGTACCCGTCGCTACGAGGTGTAGTACCTTCGCCGCCTTGCGTACCATCCACAGTGGGCGGTGTTTGATCAGCAGTAAGACCAGCCGCGGCAGGTTGTGCATCTTCTGTGGTGGGAAGAATATAAAACTTAACAGTGTCATAACCGGTCAGGGGCACTTCCACAGCGGCTTGTGTTAAGATAGCATCGTTGATTTCTAAATCTTTTGTTCGTGTAGAAGTTTTACCCCCAATGGTATCTGGAGTTTTTTCTGTCCAATATGTGGTATTGGTAATGTCAGTGCCAGGAGGAACTTCTCTGACAGCAGTGTAAAATTTATCGCCATTATTGACCACTGTGCCGGCAGGATATAAATTGCCCGGATCCCAGATGTTGTTGGGCTCAAACGCCTGTTTGGTAATGCTGTTGTATTCTTGAGCGTTGACCATGGGAGTGGCCTTGACACGCCACAAGTGTGGCAACCAAGTTTGACTAAATCCTTCGCTGGCATACGAAGCGTCTTGTATCACATACCATTTGGGCAGTGCTTTGACAATGCTGGTATCCAGCGGATGGTAATCTTTTAAGTTTGGTACTTCAATCACATCACCACTCATGAGTTTACGGCCGATTGTGTCAATCATGTCATTGTAGTGGAATGTAATAAACAGCGTGTCATTGTTCAAAAACAAACCAAATTGTGTCAGATCAAAATCAATGTCAGCCACACGATAAACACCGCGCTGCACATACACATCTGGATCGTATGCGCGATCTCTGTTTTCCAACAACAACAGATCTTCAATATACAAGGGATTTTGGGTATCGTACACAGGCAATGTGGCATCTGCGTCACCGGGATCACCAGTGGATGGTCCAAGATATTTGTGGATATAGATATCTAATCCGCCAACAGTGTACATTTCTGATATGGTTCTGTCCAGAAACTTATAGTCGGATGTTTTATTTGGGCGATACAGTGAGAGTCTCGGCATATAGTTATTTATCGCACCACTTGACCAATAAATCCAGAAGTGCTACAATGGCTGTATGAAAGTAGTTAAACTGAATCGTAGATTTCGCCAATTCCGAGAACACGGGCACACCATTGCTCTAAAATTCACAGATTGGAACGAAGCCATGCCATACGAAAAAATAACTCAGGCCCGATTAGGCGTCAGCTGGCAGCGACATGACCCATGGTACAGTTACTTTGGCAACCGCAGCAACCTTTATATCCTTCGCCCATACTGGATCACATTCCGCAACGAAGCAGATGCTACTTTAGTACTACTTTCTGCTGACTTGACCAAAAATACATGAAGTGCTATAATTACACTAATTGAACAAAGGAGCCGACACAATGATTGCACACACTCGCGTTAAAGCACTGAATCCCCGTAGCCCTGATACCAAATTTATGGGCCAGGAGCCCACCTGGGAAGTGCAGCCACGCCCGGAATTGCGAACCGGATTGATGTCGGCTGCATTCACATGGTACAATTACTTTTACAATAAAAAAGATGCTAGAGACATGATTGTGTCATATCTGGAACAGCATGGTCGTAAAGCAGATATCAAGCGCCTACGCGGTGTCAGCGACAGCACTATAGTTTTGACAGCCGCATGGCTGTGCCGTATGAGTGCGGTGGGACTGGAACTGACCGACTCAGAGTCAACCAAACTACAATCGTTGTTGGAGCAAACCATGGGCTCACAACCGCAAGAAGTGGCAGAAGCGGATCCCAGCGCTGCCAGTGCAGTCAAGTTGACCATCCAAGACCGCCTGCGTGACCGAGTGACTGAATGTGCCGGCGAACTGGAAGGCATGTTTGACGACTTTATTGCCGCCGGTGCTAAAATGAGTGCAGACTGGAAACCCATTGCACAGATCCGCGGCATGAATGTGGCACCACAAATGGTCAAAGATATTGCCGAAGTTTGGCAACGAAAACTGCCAGAGTTTGAAGCAGTAGCAGCCGGCCGGGACGCAGACCTAACAGAAGCATACAGTCATCTCAGCAAGATCCAAATGCGTAACATGATCAAGTTTTGCGAAGCTGTGATCAACGACTGTGGTGCGTATGTGCAAATCAAGAAAGTTGAACGCAAACCCCGTGCAGTTAAAGCAATTGCGCCGGAAAAACGAGCTGCAAAATTCAAACATCAACTTGAGTTTGCAGAACTCAAGCTCAAAGGCTTGCCGGCTGCAAATCTTGTTGAAAAAACTGAAGCCTGGTTGTACGACACCAAAAAACGCAAACTTATCCATGTGGTAGCAGACAGTCATGTGGGCACATTCACTGTGAAGAGCAACAGTATCATTGGGTTCTCTACAGTGGAAAGTCAACAACGCACTGTTCGCAAGCCAGCTGACATTCTAAAAGCAATGAGTGCCGCAGGCAGGCCCGCAGCCAGGAAGATATATAAAGATCTTACCACAGCAGAAACAGTGTTCAACGGGCGTGGCACAGAGAATTTGATCATTCTGAAGGCCTGGTAGATAAGTACTACATGCACCAAATCCCCAACAAAGTAGATTTCTACATTACCAATGTCTGTAATTTAACCTGCAATCGTTGCAATCGATTCAACAATTATAATTTTGCCGGCTGGCAACGGTGGTCAGATTATGAAGCAACCTACGAGTCCTGGGGCAAGTTGGTAAATCTAACAGCAATTACCATCATGGGCGGCGAACCTTTTTTGAATCCTACTTTGAAAGATTGGATTGAAGGGCTCAATCGTATTTTTGGAATCGAAGTACAAGTGCTTACCAATGGCACACGATTCCGTCAAAATAAAGATCTCTACCAAAGTCTGTTATATCGTTCGCCCCGGAACGGGGTTTCAAATCATATTGGGATTAGCCTACACAATGTTAAAGATTTTGAAGACTACATGAAACAAGATATTTTAGACTTTCTTGAAGGGCCCGTGACAATTTATGGAAAAGATGATCCAATGAATAAGTGGGAGTCTGACTGGCTTTTTCAAGATAAAAACGGTGTTATTGTTACTGTGTATATCAGCAATAATTTTGGCAACGCATCCGTAAATCAAAATCAATACAACCGTTTTGTACTACACAACAATGATGTTGAACGAGCTCATGACAATTGTGCTTTTGCCAAATGGAAAAGTTATCACTTTATTCGTGGAAAATTATACAAATGTGGGCCAGTGGCACTCATGCCCGAGTTTGACCAACAACACAACTTTGACATCAGCGACGATGACCGTCAACTGTTAAACTCCTATCAGGCACTGTCAGTGGATAATTTTGAAAATTATCACTCTGAATTTTTTAC